GGTTTAACGGCTGGATTGCCAGAAAGGTTTTTTCCTGCGACCGGGTTGAGATAAAGCAGATAGGCTTCTTCAAATTGAGCAGAAAATTTCACCAGCCACCCAATAGACGGCACTTTCGGGGCGGTGTTTTTTGTCCAGCGGAAGGTATCTCGCATGATGAGTTGCCAGCGTCCAATCGCCCAAGTTAAAAAATCCTTAAAATCGGAGAAGGTTTTACCCTCGGAGGTAAACCGTTTGGCGTAAGAAAACAGCGCCATGTAATTTATTTTCGTCGGCGCAATAAACGCCTCCCTTCCCAGCAGGTCCACAACGGTGGAAGCCCATAAGCTGGAAACCGCGTCAAACGACAGTTTGCGCTGCTTTTTCTTTTTGGCTTCCGCCGCTTTTTCCGCCGCCATGCGGCCTATTTCGGAAAGAGGAATGACAGGGGCTTCCGTCCGGCCCCGCTTTGGAATTTTCATCATATCGGTGTCAGTCCAGTTTAGATTGATAGCGTATATTGCTCGGCCATGTTTCGGGTTCCGGGTAAGAATAACCCCCAGAGCAACCAGCCGCTTGATATTCCGGGAAATGGTGTTCCGGTGCAACGTCAGATTTTCCGAAAACTGAAAAAGCCTGATGACTTCCCAGGTTTTTCCGCAGGCTAGCGTCCGGTCGAACACGAATTCCAGCACAGGAAACAATGTGGCGGATTCGGCTTCTACTGCGGGGCGGACCGTTCGGTACAACCAGCACCAGATTTTGTGAAAATCCTGATTTTCGCTTGACTGTACATGAGATTTTGGCACAATTCACGGCGCACGATATAGTGTTTTCAGAGTAACTTGCAATCCCCCTGCCAGCAATAATCGCCGGCAGGGGGATTTTTTCGGTCATTTGACTCTCCGGGCGTTAAAGTACTGCACTTCGACATCAACCGCCTGTTCATATTCCGCCAGTAAAATCACGCCGTCCGCCGCCAGACGCGCAAAGCATGGTAAAGGCTTCTTCGCCACGTTGGCCCACTCGGAAAAGGTCAGCAGGCCCTGCCCAAGTATGTCAATTTTCCACTTCTGCGCCGCATCGTCAAAAACAATGTCAGACACACGCCGGGCTTCCACGGTTCCGAACATCCGCAGGTCAAGCCCGTTCCCGGAAGATACCCTGAGCGATTCCATGCCGCCGTCCGGATAGATAGTGATTTGCTGGCTCATAATAATAAGAGGGGCTGATTTTTTACCACATGTGGATAGGCTGCTCCGTGCTGGTCGTGTCTTCCGGCGCGTACATTTCCGGGTGGTCGGTCCGCGTGGCTCCCTTTCCGGCTCCAAGCTTATCCTCGATAGCTTTCATGCGGTCGTTGCATTTTGTGCCGGTGAATCCTTCCCCTTTCAGAGTCGGGCGGCCTGCCGGGTCAATCGTAATGTGAATTGTTTCCATGTTGTTGATTTTTGTAATCGTTGCAAATTTCAGGCTTAGAATCCGGTGGCTACGGTCAACTGCACATTGCCCGCGGAATCAAGGTAGCAGTCCTGCACGGTGTAGCCCTGGTCGGTTGCCGCGAAAATGGCCGCGTGCTTGGAATACGCCTGGGAGAAAGCCGCAATGGCAATATCCGATTCCGTAAGGCCATCTTTGGCAGTAAGCTTCGGGTTTCCGCAATGCTCTTTGACGTAGTTTCCCCACGTATCAAGATACGGCACGAACGTTCCATCATCCTGCTTGACAAGGCCCACATCACACGGTTTTCCGGTAATGTTGGACATCCCCTGACACTCAATGACGTATTCCGCCGTCTGACGCTTAGTGCTGTTCTGGAACTGGTCTTTGTAATACATACGGGGAACGGCATTTTCCTTCAAGGCGATTTTTCGCCCCGCACGTTGGAGTTCCTGCACAGCGGCACGGATAGCCCGGACATCCCGGATGACTACGGATTTGACTTTAGTTGTATGGCTCATGGTTTATTTTTTTGTTGTTAATAATGAGAGATTTTTCAGGAGTGGGAACGTACCCCGCCCAAACGCCGCCGCCTCTTGGCGACAATGACTTCTTTTTCTTCCCCGGAAGCCGTGCGGACTACGGTCCGGGTGGCTGTTTCCGGAGACAGGACGCTAAACCGCATCAAACGGTTTACCACTGTGGGAGCGTACCCAAGCTTGAACTGCTCAGGGATTCTACACCCGGCGGCAATGGCCTCAATGGGTTTTACCAGGTCGAAGCGTCCGGTAATGCTGAACTCGGAAATGGTGGCTTTAGGGTCTTCCGGGCAGGAAACAGTGATACGCCGCAAGGCGGCCGAAGGGCGCATCCTGATGAACAGGCTGGCCGATTCCGGGAATGACCTGCGCCGATGCGCCTTGACAAAAATTTTAAGGAAGGAACCTGGGGTCAGGCTGTACTTCCCGGAAAAAACCGTTCCGCACACTTCCGGCCTCCCATTTTGCAGGGAGGCGATAGACCCAGGGAACCCGATGCGGTTCACGCCCGGAACGTTGTTGCGGAAAATGCCATCTTCCTTGTACAGCGTTCCCGGCCCCGGAAGCTGAACCTTAAATAAAATCACTTTAACATACCCATTCACCAGCGTCTGCATTTCCCCGGTGACGGTATCAAGAGTGCTTAAATCATTGCTCATGTCAATAATATACCCTTTTAATTTAAGAATTGCAAGACAAATATTGAAAAAATGCGAGATAAAAAATCACCACGCTAATCAATGCCTGCGGCGGCGGGCACGCAACGATTCCGGAATGCTGGACGGAAGCGGGCTAGAAGCATCAACGTCAACCTCTTGCTCGGAAGACGGCCTCGCGTTATTCTGCGCCCACTCGGTCATAGCGTCAAACTGGTCTTTGTACGCTTCTGAAATTGGAATGATGCCTTTAAGGGTGGACCGCAAAAGGCTGCTCGTAACCGGAACGTTCCGATAAAAAGAAAGCACTTTCGCTTCCTTGCACGCGGCTTCAATTTCTGCAGATACGAATCCCCGGCTTTCCGTCAGCACCTGGTCAAAGTCGGCAATATCATCAATATTGATTCCGCGCTTGCTCAAGTGGATGTCAAAAATCTGGCGGCGTTCGGCCCAAGTCGGAGGCAGAACGGAAAAGACTTCATCCAGCCGCCCCTTCCGCAAGAATTCCGACGGAAGGTTTTCCGTCCGGTTGGCGGTGAAAATCCAGAACAAACCGGACTCGTTTTCCGACATGTGGGTCAGCAGAGAACCCAGCAGGCGGGAAGATACGCCGGAATCTCCATTAGCCCCGGAAGACAAGCCCGCCTTGTCAACTTCGTCCACCCAGACAATGCAGGGGGCCATAGCTTCCAATTCCTTCAACATGGTCCGGGTGCGGGCTTCCGTCTGACCGACAAGAGACCCGAACAGCCGCCCCAAATCCACCCGCACGAGGGGAAGGTTGAGAATGGATGCCACCGCCTTGGAGCATACCGACTTACCCGTTCCAGGCGGCCCGATAAGGGCTACGCCTTTAGGCGCATCAACTTTCGCCTTGCGGGCCTCTTCGCTGAAACATACCGACCGCGTGATAAACCAGTCTTTCAGCAATTCCAGGCCGCCGATGGAATCAACCGGAATGGGGTTAACCATTTCCAGTGTCTGTGACTTTTTCACAATGTCTTCCTTCGAGCGGTGGACCTGCGCGAGAAGGTTTTCAACGGGAATATCCGGGAACAGGCGGTCATTGAGGGTAAAAGCCCTTGAATACGCAGTTTCCGCTTCCAGAATCGTCATGCCAGATGCCGCGTTGACCAGCGCATCCACACTGTCCCCCGGAATATAGGTTTCGGGAATCGGAAGGTTTTTGGACTCGTACTGATTGGCTACGGTGCTTTCCCATGCGTGGCGCAAGTCGGTTTTTGTCGGCAGGTCAAAATCCACAACCAGAATGTCGTGGGCCAGCTCTTCCGGAATGGTGTAGGATTCCGACGTAATCAACACAAGGCTCATGAGCGTTTCCGGGAAGGAATAGGCGTAATCCTTGAGAAGAGTTGTCGTCATTGGAAGCAAACCAAGATGTGGGCTAGTGCCCTCCATGACGATATATGCCGCGCCTTTTTCATAATCAAATCGGGAAGATGCGTTACTGGTGTTTTCCCCGATTTTAAATCCCAGGATGCGGCGCAACGCCTGATAAAAATTGCCTACCGGGGAATCCGCGTCAACCGGAACTCCTACGGTGCGGTCCTGTCCGGTAAAGACTTTCCAGCCGTACACATCGTTCCAGACGAACACCGGCACATTGTCTCGCGCCCCCATCGCCTTGACGGCCTCTACAGTTCTGCGCGGTTCACGGCTCGGCGTAAATACGACACTCACCGCGCTGGCGAACATGTCGTCCAATTTTTGAATGTATTTTTCTTGTGATGTCATGATGTATCCCTCGATAGCTATGGATTATGAAAATTTGCAATGATTGCAAATTTTCGATTATTCCGCTTCTTGGCGCCTTTCGACCCTCTCATGGACCTCTACCGGCTTCCGGCTGGGCCAGAGAATAACCACAGGTTTTCCCTGACGCTGAAAATCACGAACCACATTCAACGCTTCAACGAATCCGGCATCAGAGTTCGGATTCTTCGAGGCAAACGTCGTAAGCTCTTCCAGAGTAAGTTCTAACGTGTGTTTATCGTAAGGCATGAGAGAATTATACCCACAACACAAAAAAATTGCAAGACATTTTATCAATTTTTTTCTTTCAGCCCCAGTTCAATCAGGCAGGCTTCCTCTTCCCGGCGGATTAACAGCCCGTTCAGGCCCTTCCCAATCCACAGCCGTTTCATGCTCCGGATATGGGCGGGAACCCGCCGCACCTGCCCGGACTTGATGTCATCCCGGCAGTCCCGCATTTCCTTCCGGCTGGTCCCTGACATGGAAGCACCTCGGTTATACACCAAAGACACCATAGCACCCTGCACATGGGGATGAGTTAAGGCCAGCCCCTGAAACGCGGTTTTAGTCGTGGACGCATAGGCGGGAATCGTCTTTTTCCGGTACACGTCCAACGCCAGCTCCCACGGGACAGTGACAGACCGCACCCGGCTCACAGATGCGCGGGCCGTCTGACGCTTCAACCCAGCCACGGTGCAAAGCAGCCGGAGGTCTTTTTCCGGGAGTGATGCCCAGTCGGAACGAATCTGTGCCGCCGAATAGTAGCCCAGGTCGTAGCCAATGCCGATTGTCACCCCACTGTCCCCTCCGGGCCATGTGGGCCGCACGAGCTTTTTCACGTAGTACGCCTTCCCTCCGGTCTCGTACCGGATAATCATATCTACGGCCCGGTCACTCAGGACCAGACCGGAAGCCGGCATATCCCCGCAGGCGAAAAACGCGGACAGGGCCGCAAGGGCCAAACCGATTAAACTCCGACCGTTCATGAGGCGTATCAGGCAAAGCAGATGGCGGCCATGAGCAATTCCCCGATGGCAACCGCGAGGAAGCATTGGACTTTCCGGAACCCCTCCATCGTGCGCCAGGTTGCGTTGAAGTCGAATCTGGCCCAACGGGAGATGTACGGGAAGGCCACATTAGCTCCCAGCAGCCATGCGCAGAGATTAGCTCCCGCAAACTTGGTGAAGCCCTGCAACAAGGCGATGAAGGAAGCCGCCCCGGTAACGTCCATGATGACCGAGAGGCGAATCAGGTATTCCACGCCGATGGAGAGAAAAATGCCAATGAGCAAAAAAGCGATAATATCGCGCCAACTGTCCTTGACGATTTGCGGAAGGTTTTTCATCCCCGGAACCGTAGCATGAAACTGGCAGGAACAGTAGTGGAAATTTCACACTCTGGGCTACTCTTCCAACCCTGTCCCAGAGTGCCTGGGCGGAACAGCCCAGGCCCCGTACTTACCCTTTAGGGTAAGGACGGAGAATATAGATATATATTAATGTGAGGAACGAACATTATATATATATATATATTAATGCACTCCCAGAGTGCAAATTTTTTATAATTTCATATAGTTCAATGACTTATAAAGACAAAAATTGACGTTTTTTCCTTCTGGTTGTCTTTATAACCCGCTCATTTTCAGTAGTTTGTAAAATAAATGCACTTCCGCGTAAGTGCAAGTTATGCAGAATGATATGATAATCAGCTGGTTATATTTGCACCCGTTGCGGATTCAGCGCGTTTTTCCGGATTTAGTGCATTTATAACTTATTGATACTCAAACGCCTGCAAATGCCCTGAACTTATAAAAGTGCAAATTATTTATAAGTAGCTAATACTCAATGACAAATGACTAAACTAGAAATTTCTTGGTGCATACTATTTGCAACCGAATGATGTTCAATAAGTTATAAAAACGTAAAAAACAATATTGACAAATAAAAAAGACCGTAGAATTACGGCCTTGAACTACCGGTTTTTCCGGTTTGCAATGATTGCAAATTAAGAATATTTTCCCGCTATCTGGCGGCCCTTGCCAGCCGGATTCCGAGCCATGCCAGGCAAAAAACCGCAATGCCTGCCCAGGTATAAAGGGCGCATTTCCGCCACCAGGAACGCTCGTCTGACATGGAGGACAGGCGGGCCTGTGCATCAGCTTTTACTTCTGCGGCTTCCGCCTTGATTGCCGAGGCCGCGTCTCTGGACTCCTGAGCGGTTTTAATTGCCGCGTCCCGTTCTTCCGCCAGTTGTTCGCACGTCCCGGATAAAGCGGTCACCTGTTTGGTCAGGCGGTCGGAACGGTCTATCAGCACGGCGGTTTGCTTATCCGCGTTTCCGGCCTGCTTTGCCAGCTCGGACAACATGTCAGCCCATCCGGGGGTTTGCGGTTCCTGTGTGGCGGCCTCCGCCTGCTGCAGAGTGGAGACAATGGCCGCAATACTGTTCTGTACGGCGTTAGCCGCTTCCTGGACGGTGGCCGCGCATTCGACCGTTGACGACGCTACAGGCCGGACGACTGTTTTTTCCACAACCGGCTCCGGTACGGGCGTAGTAATGGACGGCTGCGGGTTTTGCTGGGCGCACCCGGCAATCACAAAAAAGACAGGCATCAAACGTAACCGTTTCATGCCTGCCATGATACTTGCGCCCGGAAAAGCCGTCAACCTATCGGAACCTATACTTTAGCATCTCCGGGTTGCTGGCGAATTCCAGAATGCGGTGCATCCGGTGAATATCCGCGTCATCCATGCGGGCCGTGTCAACGACTTCCCCGGACCACAGGCGTTGCAGCTCGCTGATAGGTTCCGGCTCCGGAAGATACACCGCCGGAAGGCTGTGGTGCTGGAATCCCACGTAAGCCAGCCAGCTTATTTCCCGAAGCAGGGTGGCCTTGTCTTTTTTGGCATCCTCAATTTTTTTGTTCACGCCACGGGCGTCCAAGTCTGTCGGCCAACCGACAAACACAAGGTCTTTAATATGTTTTGGCGTGTCAACGGTCCGCAACACAAGCAGGGGAAGTTCCAGGTGCTGTTGTTTCACGGAATATTCCCACCACATTTCCCGCTGCGGCCTGCCGTTGATGTCGGACTGGTTTTCTCCCTGCCCGGCGAGCCAGAACCGGGGGCAGAACACGGGCCAGTACCGGCGCTGGTGTCCGATTTCCAGTGTGTGGTCGATATGGAGCGGGTTTCCCGCAGCCTTGATGTGGGTGTCCCAGTCCATGATGTGGGCGAGGATTTCCGGAATGAATTTCCGGGTGACGGCGTAGCAGTGCGTCCGGTTGATGGACGTGCCGCGCCACAACGTGTCAGACAGGGCTTCCGGGGCCTGCTGGTGCTGGCCTCCAAGATACAACTGCCCGTATTCCTTCGGAACTTCTTTCATGATTTCCGGGAACCGCGTCAAAAGGTCGTCGGCGAATACGGTGTCATCCTCAATAATCAGAGTATGTTCGCTTCCGGTGTTCCAGGCATCTTCCAGCACCTCAATGTGGCTGGATAAGCACCCCCATGCTCCGTTTCCGGCCCTGTACCATGCCGGGTGCGGCATGGAATCCCCATGCACGGCTTCATGCCTGACAATATCATCCGGCCCGGCCAGGCACTTATGTTTCAGCTCGTCGGCAATGCGGGTGAACCGTTCGGGGTTTTTGGCAAGATTGATGACGACAATACGGTCAAAATAGTGCGGAAATAAATAATCCATAGTAATGTGCGTGGAAAAAGAATTAGTTTTCGCCCATGTCCGGGTTCATATCCGGGTTTTCCGCATAATCGACAACGCGGCGCAGGGCGGTAACGAGAAGTTCCCGGGTCTGGGCAGAATCACCGGCTTCGGCAAACAGGCATTCCGCAGACCACAGGCGGGCGCATCTGTCCGCAGCTTTCCGGTCGCTGTAATACAGGGCGGGAACGCGCCGGTGGCTGAACGCCCCCCGTGCGCTGTAGGAAAGTGCTTCAATGATGGCGCCGGCCATGTCTTCCGTTTTTTCCAGGAGGGATTCAACGCTTTTTTCCGGGGCGATGTCCACCAGTTCCTCAAGCCCGTCAACGTCTTCCACGGTTAACGGCTCTTGGAGAAGTACAAGCGGAAGCAGGCGGAACTGGTCGTTTTGCGAATGTTCCCACCAGCGTTCCCGGTTTCCGGCTCTGGAATGGGCAATGGTGCTGTACTCCTGACGCTGCTGCCCCACAATGTTCCAGCGCGGGGCGTATTGGAGGATGTCGCCCCGATAGACGGCGTTCCGGATTTGCTGGTCAACGCCCCATTGCTGTTGTTCGTAGTCGGGATAATAGGCGATGTGCTTGATAAGCCAGGGCACGGATTCCCGCTTGACAACGTAAGCATGGGTGGCCGTCATGCCGGAAGCCAGAATGTAATCCGCGTGGACTTCCTTTGGCCAGTTTTGGTGGTAGCCTCCGAGGTAGAGCAGCCGCCAGTCTTTCGGCAGTGCGGCAAACAACGTTTGCAGTCTGACGGCGGCATTGCGGCAAAATACGGCGTCGTCCTCTAAAATGAGCACTGATTCCCAGTTGTTTTTGACTGCGAGCCGCAAGGCCCGGATGTGGGACTGTACGCAGCCCCATGCGCCACGGGTCCCCTTCCAGCTTTTCGGGGGGTGCAGCTCACGACCGTTCCAGGCGGGGAGTATGGTAACACCGCTTTCCGGGTCGATGCCTCCGTCAATCATGGAGTTTTTCAGCCGGGAAACATGTTCGGCACGTTCCGGCAGGGCAATGATGACCGCGTGGGATATTCCGAGATGGTTTAAGGTTATCATGTCTTTGGCACTATAGCCGCCTGAATTTTCATGGGCAACATTGATTTCTGAAATTTGCAATGATTGCAAATTTTTCTCGCGGAATGTGTATTTTTATCTTGCAATTTTTAAAAAGATAGCTATGATGAATGCATCAAGATACAATGAAAGCACCAAAGAAAATTGAACTGACCAAAGAGCAGCTTTTTAATCTGGCCCCCAAATATATTGCCGATACGGCTGTCATGACCCTGCGCGGCTTTAATACAGTGTACCTCATCCATGAGTGGTATCAGTGGTATTGCTGCACGTGCATCCCGGACAGGAAAATTGACGAAAGCGCAACAATCTACATAATAAAAGATTCGGCGGTGTACACGCAGAAGGAACGGTGGCTGAACTACATCAACGTATTCCGGGATTACCCGGTAACGCACGAAATCCGCAGGAACTACGGGGAACTGAGGGCGGCTGTGCGTGCCGGAAAAAAGGCGGTGGATATTTCCCGGCTGGGGAATGTTATATGGGCATAGGCCGGAGGCCCCCGGAAGGCAGGGAAGGTTACTCTTCCGGGGGTTTCTCCTTGTGCGCCTGGGCGTAGAACGCTTCGTTCGCCCGGAACTGCGCTTCTGAAAATTCCGGGAACCTGCTCCGGTGTCCGAGGCGTCTCCCTATCAGTTGGACGGTAATGCGGTCCGGCCTGAATATCCGGCCCAACCCCTGCGGACGGGCATACAGGGTCAGATATTTCTTTTCCCTGCCTTCCAGCCGCAGCCATGCTCTTGCGGGGCGGCCCCGGTCATCTATGGCGGACACAACCGCTATGGAACCCGGCTCGGTAACATCAATGAACGTTTGGTCAACCAGCATCAGCCCAAGCGGAAGGTGAATGGTGGCGAAGTCGACAAACCAGGTTTCCGGGGATTCCATGCACATCATTCCGAGGAACTTTCCGCGCACTGGCAAAATGGCGGTTTTGCTTGATGAAGCCGAACTGGCCCCCGAAGAGGCTTCTGAAGATGAGGAAGATTCGCTTTCCGACGAAGGAACAGGAGGATTGCCTTCCTGGATAACATTGACGTAGTAATATTGCGGCGACCCATTCAGGGTGACGCTAATTTCAACCAGTGTGCTTCTTCCGTTGACCTCCTTGTTCGGCTGGCAGGTTATCACGGCTTCCGTTCCCGCGTCCCCTGGCGCCGGGCCTGATGACGGGGACATGGAACACCAGTCTTTTTGCGTATCAGCCTGCCATCCGACCGTTCCGCGAAGCCTTACCTTGTTAGAATCTTTTGGTTTGCCGTCCGCGCCAAAAGCCATAGAAGTGGGGAACACTTCAAACCAGTCTGCCTGGGACGAGCTTGACGAGCCGGAAGATGAGGAAGAGGAAGATGAAGAGGAACTACTCGAACTACTGGAACTGCTTGAACTGCTGGATGAAGAGGCTTCCGGGGTCTGGGTGACATCCAGGGTGTCGGTTGCTTCCAGCATCAATGTGCCGCGCGAGGTCAATGCGTACCCTGTCACCAGATTGTCGCGGGTGGTTCCTTCCTCGTTTTTCTGAAACGTAACCTCAAAATTTTCGTGGTCTTTCCCGGTCAGCGGGGAAATAGATACCCATTTCCCGGAAGGGAACTGCGCCGCAAAGTCCTCTGGGATTTTCCACCCGTAGGGGGAGTCGGTGCGGATATAGCCCTGTACTTTCTGAAATTGGCTGTCCACCGTAATTTTGTTTGGGACAAACCGGAAATAATACTTTTCTTCCGAGGATGAACTCACTGACGATGAAGACGAGGAAGAGGACGCTTCCGGGGGCGCCTGGTCAACAATGAGAATATCTACGGCTATGTTCTGCTTTTTAGCCCGGTAGCCGACTTTGAAATCTTTATAGCGGTGGACGCCGGTATGTTCCGGGTCGGTGAATTCGTCAATGATGACGTTGCAATCCCAATTCCCGTTGTCGTCAATGGTGACGTAGCCTTCCCATTGCTTGTCCGTTTTGGTTTCCACCAATCCGGCTGTGGAAAAGTTTACCCAGTCGCAAGATTCGACAGGGCTGAAAATGATAATGTAGGCCATGCCCGGCTTGTCGTCGCTGGGCGGGAAATTAAAGCCTTTCAGAGTGCGGTAGATGCCGCCGAATTCCGAATTGGGTTCCCGCGCCGGCACGGAAATCAATGTAGGGTCAATGTAGGGTCCTGCCGACGACGAAGACGAGGAAAAAGATGCGGATTCCGAACCCTCTGATTTTGATGATGAGCTGCTGGAACTGCTGAACGATACCCCGCCGCTCGAACTACTGGAACTGCTGGATGAAGAGGACGCTGAGGAAGACGACGATCCGCCTTCAAGCGGAATGTCCGGAAGAATTAAATCGCTTTCATGCAGGTTTTCCACATAGACGTTTCCTTCGATTGCGCTGTCTTCAATGGGCCGGAACAATGGAATGAACGTCCGGATAATGTCTTCATCGTCCGAAGCGGAGCTGTCCATTTCGTCCTCCGTGCCGATGAATGGGGTGCGGTCACGACACCATTTCTTGACCGACACCTGAATTATCCGGTCGCGGCCTATCTGCATTGTCACCCGTTCCAATTTGGCGAACAGGTGAATGCCATATACCGTATCAAGCTCAATCTGAATACCGGGGCGGGGCCAGGTATTGACGGCGGCTCCATCCTCGTTTCCTCCGCCGGGGGAATCCGTAGGGGCGTATTTCGGGTCTTTGATGACCGGGAACACCTGTGAGGCTGCGCCGTCCAGTCCGATAAACGTGACGGAACCGGGGTGGAGAAACGCGATTAAATCCTTGGATTTCGCCAGTGGCACGCCTTTTGTAGCTTCCCCGGTGCTTGATTGGGCATCCAGGGCCATCAGCTCAAACGGGAACAGGGGGTTCAGGTCCCGGTCCATCTGGTAGCCGGTCCTGTTGGCCCGGAAGAGCTTTCCGCCTCCGGCCATCTGTCCAAGAAGTTCAGCGTACTGGTTAATCTGACCGATACGCAGGGGTTCCCCTCTTTGTACTCGCCGTAATGCCATAATATTTTACAGGTTTATTTCCCTTCCCCCCAGAACTTCCGGTCATTTATCCAGCCCAACGGGGACGATGACTGGTATTCCTCGTCTGTCGTGTGGTATTTCCCGTCGTAGTTGATAGACCGGGAAATCAATGTGAAATCAATTTTGCTGTCTTCCGGGAGTTTTACCGGAATGGCATCTCCCTTTTTTCCGGGCGTTTTGGTGGGAACGCCGAATTGCTGGCCGGAACCTACTTTGGACTTTGGATAAGAGATGCGTATCACGGTCTGCGGATAGGCAAAGTGGGTGATTCCGAGCGTCAGGTAGTTGAAAATCTCACGGGCCATGTCCGATGTAAGGCTGTCTTTAATATAAGTATTATTCCGAGGGTCTTTGAACTGCCCGGACATGGCATAGGCCAGAAGTTTTAAATCGTCATCAGGAATTTTCGATTTTGGGGAATCCCCGGACATGTCAATGTACTTTGGCGAGCATTGGATAGGGATATCCACCAGGGAGGTAGTGACGTTGACCGTTCGGCGCACGGAATCGTCTCCGCCGCTTCCGGATGAATCGTCCGGGTCTTCGCCGTAGGTGAATGTCACCTTGGACCACTCCGCATTTTCCTCTTCGCACCTTGATTCCAGGAAGATTGTTCCCGGCATGGGGGTTGCCGGAGGGGTCAGCATAAAGGCCGCCGCCATATCTTTCGGAACCTCAAACACTCTGGTTGCTGATTTTTCAAACCGGACTACGCCGTCTTCCGACACTCGTTCGACGGTCATCGTTCCGGGCTGTTCAATGGGTTCCCGCGGTCCGTTGTGTGAAATAGCCATAATTCCTGATTTGCAATGATTGCAAATTTCTAATATCACATTATCCCCACACAACCGAGGACTTTTTCAGGTCGGGGTTGGTATTCGCCTGAATAGCTTCCAGCGTATCGTTGATTTTTTTCAACAAATCCGTGTCCTCGTCCTGATAGGGGCCGGTGGTCTGTTCGTCATAACGGTTCGGGTCCAGATACGCCCCGGCGGAATCCTTGCGCCAGCCCAGTGAAATAACATCCACCCAGCCCTGCCGTGCGAGGGTTCCCGTAGCGGCGGATTTATAGGTTTCCGCCGCGTTGTCAATGGCGGCCTGCCCCGCCGCCCTCCGTTCGGCTTCCACCGAAGCCACGCCCATCTGCATGGCTTCCTCCCGGCCCATGCCGGCATCCATGAAAGATTTTGCCGTGTCAATAGCCTTGAGCTGGTCTTCATATTGCGTCCGCTGTTCCGCGTTGATAAGCCCTGCGGCGTAAGCCTGGTCAAGATAGAGTTTCTGTTTAAGCACGTTGAGGCTTCGCGTCCGCTCTTCCTCCTGCCTGTCGTATTCCTGCTTGGAATCCCGGAGTTTTTTCTCTTCTTTTTCGTAGTCGAGAATTTTCTCGTAGGCTTTTTGGAGGTTCAGCACATTTTCGCTGGCAAAAATTACCGTGTCTTCGGATTCCCCTGCCGCATCCAGCACTTTTTTAATGTCTTCGGTCCCCCGGATGCGGAAATCGGCTCCAAGCTTTTCCGTCATGTAAGCTCCGGTGTCCGGGCCGGTCAGCAGCGCTTGAACGTCAGGCTGCGCTTCCTGCAATGCCGTCCGCCGCCTGCGCCACCAGAACATCTGCTGGTCTATCCCGGACGCGTACCTGATTTCCGCCTCCTGCAATTTAACGCGGTTGTCCTTAACCTGACCATAACGTTCAGCGGCTCTCCGTTCTTCATTCGCCCGTCTGGCGGCTTCCTGTTCGGCGGCGATGACCGCATCATACTTGGCCCGTCCAGCCGCATTCTTCGTTTCGTCAAGCAGCTGCTCCGTCCACCGGGATATGGTGGCGTCGTCAATGCTGCGGAGGTATTCAAGACGGCGCTTGAGCAAAGCTTTTTGCCCGTCGGAAATAGCCGTGTTATCGCGGAGTTGTTTATCAAGTATCGCAGTCTGCCTTGAGATTTCCTGCCGCAATTCTTCCTGCACGGAGGAAACCGTTCGGTCGCCCCGCGTCCCGGATTCTTCCGACTGAAACAAATTGAGCAGCTGTTTCCGGTAAACGTTTTTAAGGCCCTTGCCGGGGGCGGATTTAAGCGCCTGTGAATACTGGCCCTGCATGTATTTCGCCGTGTCCGCCTCCTTGATGTCGTCGCCCATTGACGCAAACCACTCGCCCAGGGGGCCGGTAATCCATCCGATTTTAGGGATGAAGCTTGCCAGGCCAAGAACGCCGGCTATCCCATAATTAAGCTTGGCCCCCCAAGACAGAGAAGCGTCGCCGGAAAACAGGCCTGTGCTGACCTTGCCCAAAATATCCAGCGCGGTAAGAGTGCCGAGTATTCCCCCCAGCTTGCCTCCCACACCCTTTACCACTGACCACACTTTTGAGCCGGTGGAAAGACCGCGTATCGCCGCCCCTGCGGCTGATGCAGCGGCCC